CGACCTATGGTAGGTTTAAGATATCTCAGAACAAGTTCTACAGATGGATTGATAGTTATGGTGAGTTTGCATTTGGAACGAAGCCACTTACATCAAGGACCGCGTTAGGTAAGAATATTGAATTTATAGTAAAAGAGAACGAACAACTAAACTTGAAGTTATGAATTTCTGTGCGAGCGTAGTTAAGTCAAAACTAGACTTTGTAAGTAAGCTATACCAACTAGCTAGGATTGGTACAAGAAGAAAGAAAGAGCTATCTGATATGTGTAACGACTACAGAGAAGCGTATATGTTCCTTACTGGCGAAATAGAAGCTGTATCGTTTGTTCCTGAATGCAGTCTCAGACAAATCAGACGGCAGCTTCTTTGGCTTAATTACGACACAGAGCTTCATGCTGATCTGATTAAAGAAGTTAATTACTGTTTAAATAAAATGAAAGAAGATGGAACTAAGGGATTATCAGGTAGACATAGCGAACAGAGCAGTTGATATATTAAAAAGATTACATATAGTTTACATTTCTGCTCAGGTTCGTACTGGAAAAACGCTCATGGCTCTTGAAACAGCAAAACTATACGGAGCAAAAAGAGTTATATTTCTAACAAAAAAGAAAGCCATATCAAGTATTCAAAATGACTACAATAATTTTGGTTATGAATTTGATTTAACTATAACAAATGACGAATCAATGCATAAGTTAGAGGATATTGACTATGACTTAGTTATACACGATGAACACCATAGGTGTGTTTTAGGAGAGACTCTAATTAATGGTATAAAAATAAAAGACATCGAAGTTGGTAGTTTCCAAAAAAGTTTTAATTTTGAAAAAGGAATTTATGAATACAAAAAAGTATTAAATGTATTTAAAAATCCATTAAAAGAAAACTTGATTAAAATAAGATGCAATGGAAAAGAAATCGTATGTACCGAAAGTCACAAAATTTTCACCAAAAGAGGATGGATTAAAGCAAAAGACATTTTACCCGAAGATGAATTGCAAGTGGTGTGAAAAAGAATTAAATAAATCTCAAGTTTATGAATATATTAGAGGTAAATCTAAAGGAAACTCATGTTCAATTAGATGCTCTCAATTAATTAAAGTATATGGTAGCATAGAAAATTATAACAAAATACATGAGTCTAAATGTGTAGTATGTAATAAAATATTTCAAAGAAAAACTTTTTCATCTGGAATGGTATGTTCAATTAAATGTCAAGGTGTTTTATCATCAAAAAGAATGAAAGTTAAAAATCCAATGTTTATAAAAGAATATAGAGAGAAAGCATCAGCTAGACAAAAAGAAATAAATCATAAACCATATATACAAGGAGGAAATGGAAGAGGGGCTACAATACATCAATTAAAATTATATAATGAGTTAATAAAATATAATGATTCATTTGAAATGGAATTGATAGAAAAAACAGGCAAATTGAGACTTAAATTTAATTCTCCAAGACATTATAAAATAGATATAGCATCTAGGATTTTAAAACTTGCTATAGAGGTTGATGGATCATCACATAACACATTAAAAATAAAAGAATGCGACAGCAGAAAGGAAAAGTTATTAAGTTTGAAAGGGTGGAAAGTATTGAGGTTTACCAACTCTCAGATACAGAAAGAATTAGAGAATTGTGTCCAGATGGTTTTGTCTATGATTTAGAAATAGAAGATAATCATAATTATTTAGCTAACGATATTTTAGTGCATAACTGCGGAGCTTTTCCAAAGCCAGGGCTAGCGACTAAGACTTACAAGCAGATGTTCGCTTACAAGCCTATGATATTCTTGTCTGGTACAATGACACCAGAGTCATTCAGTCAGATATATCATCAGTTTTGGGTATCGGCATATAGTCCGTTCAAACATTATGCAAGTTTCTACAGATGGGCTGATGACTATGTGTTTAAGTTTCAGCGTAAGATTAATGGCTTTATGGTCAACGACTACTCGAAAGGTGATGAGCTTAAAATAATGGCTGCTATATTTCCGTATGTCATAACATTCACACAGCAAGCGGCAGGTTTCTCTACTGAGATTGAGGAAGAGATAATTTACGTTGATATGTCAGAGAAGACAAAGATGATTGTGAAGAAGCTTGAGAAGGACTTGGTTGTTGAAGGGAAGGACGAAGTTATATTGGCAGACACACCAGTCAAGTTAATGCAGAAGCTCCACCAATTATGGAGTGGCACTGTTAAGTTTGAGAGTGGTAACAGCATGGTTATTGATACCACTAAAGCTGAATTTATAAGGTCGAGATTTTCGACCAATAAGATAGGTATATTCTATAAGTTTAAAGAAGAACTGAATGCACTTCAGCAAGTGTTTGGTGATAGTCTAACCACCGAGCTAGATAAGTTTGACAACGAAGGATATAAGGTTATAGCCTTACAAATTGTGTCAGGTCGTGAGGGTATATCCTTAAAAAATGCTGACTGCTTGGTGTTCTATAATATTGACTTCAGTGCTACATCATACTGGCAAGCGCGTGATCGATTGACAACAATGGATAGATTATTTAATAAAGTCTATTGGATATTCTCAAAGGGCGGTATTGAGAATAAAATATATAAGGCTGTCAAAGCAAAGAAAAAATATACTGTTAACATTTTTAAGAAGGATTATGAAAAGAAAAACGAGAGAACAGAAATTATTTGATGCAGCAATGAATTGCTACAGAGAATTGTACAGAGAAGCAACACCATCAGCTGACTTTGATGAGTTAGTTGCCAATGCTCCAGTTAATGAGCAAGGTCAAAAAGTAGTTGATTATGATGCTTATAGATTAAGTCATAAAAAGTATGAAGACATTGTAGAGAGTCACATCAAGAAGAATAAGTTGACTGGTCACTACGCAAAAGGTTTTAGAATAGAAATGTATTTGGGCTGTGGTCCATCAAGTAAGATTGACGATTAGTCTATACCCGAATGGATGTAATGTATAATTAATTAACTATAATTATACCCGATAAGGTATAACGTTTGAGAATATGAGAAGTGGTGGGAAAAAAGGTTTGTAGTACCGAGTGGAACTCTGAAACCTTGAAATACCCATTAAGCTCGACAGTAGCCACTCTTAGCCATTTCTTATATTCTTTGTTATAAAATCGTTTTAATGTTTTATAACAGTCGTACAGGCGATGGCGATAGTCTCGCTTGTACTTTGTTATGTTTTTATTTCAAATATTTGCCAATAATCTATATATTTGGCAAATATTGGCAACAGAACAGCAAATACAATCTAAATTAATCAAGCAACTTGAGAAGGATGGTTACTATGTTATAAAGCTATCTGTTACTAACAAGACTGGAATCCCAGACCTTTTGGCAATCCCAAAGAACTCAGATGTTGAATTCATTGAAGTAAAGCGTCCTGGTCAGAAGCCAAGACCTTTGCAAGTATATAGACTTAAAGAACTAAACAATCATGGCGTTAAAGCAACAGTCTACGATGGTACACAATTCTATAATGTTTCGGAAGAATAAATCAAGAATACGAGAATTATGTAGGCAAGGAAAGACTTTAAAAGAAATAAGCGAGGAGACAGGAATTATCTCACACGTTATTCAAAGAAACTTAAAACAAGCAATATCAACCCACTTTGGAAGCATAGATTTAGGCCACAAGGATGAACCTTACTATGAGACAGAAGAAGAAATGTTTAATGAAATAGAATATAACTTTAATACTTTAAGTGATGGAGAAAAAGAAATATATAACCAACGAGAAGAAAATGGTGAGCTTGGTAGGTATTTTACCAGTACTGATGGACTTCATGGAAGACATTAAGGATGTGTATCCAAGAGTTTACAGCAAGCAAATTAAAAAAGCAGGTAATGAATTTATTGCTGAGGTTGAGAAACTAAGTGACAACTTGTACAAGAAGATGGAACTCGAAGACAACGAAGAACTTAGAGAATTCTACTTCCAAGTAGATAGCTTTGGAACAACATTTAGGAACTGGTTAAAAGAATTATAATATGAAGCAAGGAGTCTACTGCGTTGATGTCATAGTCAAGGCAAATCCAATCTCAATGAACTCCAAACTTCTCAAAGTCAACAAGACTCTAACGAACATACCAATTGCCCTTGACGATAACTTAAAGCCATTGAATGAGTACTTCATAAAGAAAATTGTGAAGAAGGAAAATGTGGACAAATATAGGATAAATTATGAAATTATCATAAAAAAATACCTATCAGGTATATGTTATGACATAAATAAGTAATATATTTGCCAATCTAATGGAGAATATCAACTACGTAAATGCAATAATGGCCGAAATCAATGATTTAACGGATTGCATATACGAGTCTTTAGTTGATTCTGATTATCAAGAAATGAAATCAAATATACAGAACTTAATAAGAGTTCTTAGAGATCTGGAGAAAACACATGAAAGCATATCGTAACAGAGCAATAGAATTATTTTTTGAAGAGAATAAAACACGATCTGAAGTATCAAAAATAGTAGCAGAAGAGTTCAATTTAAACGATAATTATAGATCAATCGAAAGAAACGTATATAATTGGACTAAAGATAGAGGGTTATATGATGCTTGTAAAGATGCAGGAATAGATTACGAACGAGTTAGTCACTATTGGCATAAAGGTAAACACTTCAGTATCAATGTAAAGAAAAGTGAAGAATTTGATCATGATGCATTTAAACAAGACTTAATTAGCGAGATATCAAATTGGAGTCCTAACTACCCTAAGTTTAAAAGAGAACTATTAAACGATCCACATTGTTTGGTATTTGATCCTGCCGATATACATATAGGAAAGATATGCTCTAGCTTTGAGACTGGAGAAGATTACAATATGCAAATAGCTGTGCAAAGAGTTCGTGAAGGATTGCATGGTATATTGAATAAGTCAGCTGCATTTAATATTGATAAGATAATTTTTATTGCTGGAAACGATATACTACATATTGATAATCCAAAGCGAACTACAACAAGTGGCACACCACAAGATACTGACGGTATGTGGTACGATAACTTCGTAACTGCTAAGAAATTACTCATTGAAATTATTGAGACATTGCTTACAGTTGCTGACGTTCATGTTGTATATAATCCAAGTAACCACGACTTCATGTCTGGATTTATGTTGTTGCAATGTGTTGAGGCATGGTTTGGTAAGTGCAAGCAAGTTACATTTGATAATGACATGAAGCATAGGAAGTACATCTCTTATGGTAAGAACTTGATAGGATCTACTCACATGGATGGTGCTAAACAGCAAGATCTTCCGTTACTAATGGCACACGAGTCAGGTGCTATGTGGCATGAATGTAAGCATCGTTATATTTATGGACACCACGTTCATCATAAAAGCGCAAAGGACTATATGTCTGTTTGTGTAGAAACATTACGCTCACCTAGTGGTACTGACAGTTGGCATCACAGAAACGCTTACCAACACGCACCAAAAGCAATTGAGGGTTTTATCCATCACCCTGAGCATGGACAGATAGCACGTTTAACACATTTATTTTAATGATAACAGTTGAAGAAATGATAGCAGTCGTTCAAGACTATATCTACGCGAAGAAAAAAGTAAGGGTGGCTATCCAATTAAGATACCACCCTTTCCTTATGCAATCAGACCTAAGCAAACTTAACTACTGTTATGGTATTGCTAAAGATTACTTTAATAACTGATCGGCTGTCTGGCCGTTTTTAATTTTTACTATATCTGAAACACTTGGCTCACCTATAGCTTTCATTAGCTTTAGGTATTCTCTTCCTTGACGTTCTGTCAAACCGCCATTATTTTCAATAAACTTGATTTCATCTACAGCAGTTTCAGTTTCCTTTTTATTTTTCACTATATCTATTTCCCAAGATTTTAGATTACGTCCAAGTTCTTTCTGAACATTATCGTATCGTTCGTATTGCTTTTCAGTAATAGCTTTTTTCTTGATTCTATTAATATAGTTCTTGCTAATAGTTCCTACATCTTTTGGTAACAATCCAGTTGAGTAAGCTATCATAAATGGAACGGCATATTTTACTTTTTCTCTATCAGACTCAAGTAATTTCTTTGTAGTTTCTCTACCTTGGTACTCATCTGTAAATTCACCTGTTGTAGCTAATTCTGAAACATCAAACAATTCGTTATAGGTATTTAATGCTATTCCATACATACCACCACTTCTGTCATCATCTTCAAATACTTGGTATGTTGCTTCATCTTTCATATTCTTTATGAATTCAGCTTCAGTTTTAGCATCCATTGGATCTTCACCTTTTAACTCTAGTATTTTATTTCTTTCTTTTACAGCATCTTTTACTTCTTTATCGTCCATCCAAGGATAAAATGACAATGCTTCATTTAATCCCCATGTTACGTATTTATCAGTCATTCCAGGGAAAAGAGATACAATATCATTAACAATACTTTTAACTGGATATTTAGTAGCGTTAAGCATTTTCTTTTTCTTTGCTTCTTCATCATCTTCATCCCCAAGTATTGATGCTGCAATTAAATCGTATAATCTTCTTATTCCAAAACCAATTAATTGAAATGCAGCTAATTCAACTCCAAGACCTGCCAAAGATCTGCCTGCTGCTATCTTATCTTCTTTTGTTGCAGTACTGCTAGCTATTGTGCTAAGGTCGTTATACATCCTTGCTTTTTGATTCAAGATAAACGAAGCAAATGGGAAAGCTGCCTTTCTACTTATTTTTCGCATAGGTTCATCACTAGCTAAGAATTCACCTGCTAATAATGGATCAGATACATTTTGCTGTCTGCTAACCATTGCTTCTGCATATTCAACAGCTTCCATATCTGGCTCATGTGTAGTCCAATCAATGTCAGTGCTTATTCCTCTTCTTTTTAAATTCTGTAAATAGTACGATTTAAATGAAGATCTAGCGACAAATATATCTGGCCTTGAAAGGAATTGCTTTAAATAAAATTGACTTAAATTCTCAACTCCTTTTATTATTTTTTGCGTATTACCATTTGTAGCTTCTAATTGTCTGTCGATTGATTCAACTGTTGCTTGTGATTCTAATCCGCGATTTGATGTAGACACACCTAAATCATCTAACCACGCATTAAATTTAGCGTCAGCAATATCAAATCTACCTGCATTTACAACAGTATTGAGCATAACTGGAACTGTCTGAGTTACAGCTTGACTTACACCACCTAATGCCTTACCTACACCAAGAGCAGTTATAAAGTTTCCAAATCTCTCAACATCTTGCATTGTATCAGATGGTACAATATTCTTTCCTTTAGCTCTTCTTATATATGTGTTTATTCTTCTAGTAATTATTTTTCTATCATCTGAATCAGGGATTAATTGCTTGAATGAATTAGAACTCATAAATCCATCAATCTGTCTAATAGCTGAAGCGGTATTGATATCAGTTAGTGCAGACTTTAATGCTTTTGCATTATTAGTATCAAAATCAAGACTTACGTATCTACTATTAGGCAATGTGTTTGGTCTTGTTGATTCTATTAAAACACCTGATTTATTTTTGTCAGTGTAATCAATAGATATAGCAAAAGAGCCATTTCTCTCTACTGCTGCTTTATCAAATTCCTCTTCTTTTGAAGATAATCTTTTATATTTATCTGGCGTATAGTTTAAATCACTTCCTAATTGCGTATTATAAACAGACAAACTAATATCAGATAAATCTGAGTAGTGTTTAGACCATTGATTAATCCACCAATTAATAGCCTCTAAATTATTTTTTGATGCATTGGAATCAATAACATCCATGTCCATTGAATCTATATTAAGTTTGTTGTACACTTTCTTGTACAACTCTCCCATCTTTCTTTCTTTAGAATTGCCATCTTGAATAAGAACATCAATTGATTCTTTTACCATTCGAACTCTTCGCTCAAATTCAGCCTTCATTTCAGTTGGTGTGCCAATCAAGTTTCTTTTTAGAAATGAAAGCATACCTCTTTCATATACATTTTCAGCATCCATGAAGCCTTTATTCATAACATAAACCCCGAGGGAATTTTTTGTAGAATAAAATGATTGTTTTGTATATGAATCAACAATAGTGCTAAATTGTTTGTTAGCTTTATTTACGCCATTAATTAATTTGCTTAATCCCCACTTATTCATCACTTCGACTGATCTGTTTATACCACCAAACATTTTTTCAATCATTAGTGGAAGTGAGAACAATTGTTCAGTGTAACCTCTTCCTATTTTTCCGCTTCTCAAGAATTTTAAACTTTTAGCTTTAAATCCTTTTTGAACCAACTGCTTATCATTCATTGCTCCTTCATAAGAACTAACAGCTGCTTCAAGACCACTTGTTATTTGGTTAGTCAAAAAATTATCAATACTTTCAACTATCTTAATAGCTTCTCTGATTGACATTTCATTCAAGTCAATTTTAAGAACTCTTTTCATTAAGTCCTTCTGCTTGTCGTCAAATGTAATTTTTTCACCAGTCATTGGATCAATACCATCTTTTAGCATTGGTTCTAAAATACCAGCCATTGTATCCATTCTAGCTTTCAAGAACTCCATTACTTTCTCCTGCTTGTCAGGATTTGCGTCTTCTTTTCCTTTCAGTAAATTAACTATGTCTTGAAGTTCTTTGAATGACATACCTTCAGATATATCTTCTAAGTAATCATAAGTAGCCAACAACTCATCTATTTTTATTTGTTCTTGACGATCAATCTCGTTTTTAGAATATTCAGAAATCTCAGCAATATTTGCAGCTTGTTTAAGAACAGGATCAGGTATTTTTGCAACAGATGGCTTAACAGCATTTTTAACTTTTTCAGCCATTGCAATATATGCATCAATATCCTCAACCATTGACGGATCAATCTTTGTAAACTCCTTAGCCATACCAACAACCTCAGCTTGGTTGTCAGTCTTTAATAGTTTACGAATAGACTTTCTTATTGAGAATGCATTATCTAATGTTTCTTGATAGTCAGCTCTTTCAAATACTCTCTCAGCATAGTTGACAAATCGTTCAACCATTACTGGATTATCTAAGTTAAGGTTGCTTATTCTTTTAATAAGTGTGGCAGCTTGAGGAGCTTTAATTTTGCCAGTCTTAACCATACCACCAATAGCAGTAGCTAATGCTTTCCTCTTAGCATTCAAATCACCTTTAGCGTCACGAGCAGCTCTTGCTTCAAATCTAATTTGATCTTTAAGTGCTGACATCTCATTTACAGTAACCTTAGTTACTTTTGGCTTCGTAATAGCTTTAGCTTCTTTAGCCTCTTTACTTACTTTAACAGTAGGCTGCTTTTCTCCAGTTACTCGTTCTCTTGTTTTTTTATTCTGATAGTCAGTCATATTATATAGAGAATCAGTGATTTGCTTCTCCCCTATATTATTTTTTTCAGCGTAATCTTTAATAGCTTGCTCAAGAGTCATACCTGCTTGCACAGACACTTTTAACGCTTTAACTACCACTTTCATTACAGCGGCTGGTAAAACTCTTGTTATGTCATTTAATTTGTCAGGAGCTAATGTTTCGTCTAATATTTTATCAAGCTTGTCAAGATAATCATACACACGACCTAAATTTGTTTTTTCTTGAATCATTTCAGATGCAACAAATTGCTCTTCCTCAGCGGCTCTTTGCTCAAGCATAGCTGCCTCCTCTTCTGCTGGTATTGGCAACATAACATTCTCAGGTAAAGCCTGAGCAACTGGAATTCCAGTCCTATTGATAAATTTGCCAGATCCTTGCATCATATTGAAGTCACCAGATTTATATTGGTTGTTCAATTCAATGATTAATCGTTTGGCAGGTTGAGTGGTATATTTACCTTCAGATATATCTTTCTGTCCTTTTCTAATATCGGTCCATGACAACTGTGAATCCCAACGCATTGACAATGGATCGCCATCCCAATTCAAAATACCACCTTCTATTGCAGCTTTAGCAATAACAATATCATTTGGTTCTTGCTCCGCTATCTCTTCTTTTGTAGCAACTTTTGTAACTCTTTTACCAAATTCATTAAGAATAGTCATCTTTCTATTCTCTTCTTTCAAAGTATAATTAAGTTCAGAAGCCAATTGAATTGCTCTTTGTTTTAACTCACTACCTTGCTTACCTTTCTTTTGTCTGTCAGTTAGTGAATTATACTCTTGCTGAATAGATGCGATATTATTCCTTTGTATTTCTTCCTTTGTTAATTTTGGAGCAACTACTACTTCTTCTTGGACACCCCTGCCTTCGACAGGGCGATTGCCAAGATCTGGGCTTGGCTGCGCGGTTTCCCCGACTGGCCCTTCTCCTTCCCTGATTTCAGGTTGTCCTTCTTCAACTCCCTGATATTGAACGCCACCGCCTTCTGCTGTGACTTCTTCGACTGGTTTTGTGCTTTCTTTAACGGCATTTTTACTTATTGTTTTTAGTTCATCATTAATCTCGTTTATTCTATCTGTCTGAGCAGCCACGAGAGCAGGATCTTTTCCTTCTATTTCTTTTTGTATTTTCTGTTTTTCAAGAATCAAGTTAAATGATTCTCTTTGATTTCTTATATCTAAATTGTCAGGGATAGATTGCAAAATTGAATATGTTTTATTCATTGATTCAATTTGCTCTTTCGCTTGTTCTTTTGTTATTTCTCCACTTACAATTTGAGACTTTATATTTGATTCAATTGATGATCTTAAATTATTGTCTTTTATTGAGTTTGAAAATACAGCAAAGTCATCATCACTTTTAGAGTTGCTATATCCATTCTTAATTGCAGATATAGATTCAGTTGCACCAGACATAATTAAACCGCCTAAAGCACCATAATAAAAATCTGTAGCAGCTGCTCCTATAGCTTGATTAATACCTTTTGCAGTTGTTATATCTGGAACATCTTTAAAGTAATCTTTCTCAGTTATAGCATTAGATATATTTTTAATTGCTATCTCATCCAACTGTTGTAATCCCTCTACTCCACCTTCAACCAAAGCACCACCTACAATCTTTAATCCAGTATTAGCAAGCATTGCAGCAGTATTTCTTTTTAATTCATTTTGCATTAATGTTGCTGATGCATCCTTTGGTAAATTAGAGAATGTTCTAAATACTATATTATTAACTAACTTATTAAATAATGGACTTTTTGTAGCTCCTGTTGTAAACTTAAATCCTAAATTCTCTAAAGCACCTATAGTCATTCCATAAGGAACAGATATTAATTTTTTTTCAAATTGATTTAATCCATCAAATTGACTTGAGTTCATCTCATCTTCAATACCATTGTAAGACTGTGTAAAGAAAGCTATTTTTTGTATTGTTGGATTTCCACCACCAGATAATGCAGTACCTATACTTTCAGATAAGAACGATCCAATTTTCTCTAAATCATTTCTATCTTTCGATTGAATGTATTGATCGGTTGTACCAAATGAAACCAAATCAGTAAGGCCTTTCTCTATCTCTGGAACTATTTGCTTTCTTAATTGTTTTGAAGCATAGTCTTTTATTTCATAATCACTCATGCCAGCAGCTTTCATTTTTTCTTTCTGAACATCTGGCATTAATGATCCTTCTGGAAGTACGTATGGCATTACATCAGCAGTAGCTCCTGCCAATGCTTTTTCCATATTGAAAGCTCCTTTAATAAAACTCTTTGATATTAATCCTAAAGTATTACCTTGCTTCTCTTTATTTTTATAATATACAGCAGACGATACTTTTAGTTTTTCGTTAAGTCTTCCTAAATCGTCATACTTACTTTTAAGTATATCTTTTCTTTCTTGTAAAGAGTTTAATTTATTTTTTATATCAGACTCTTCCTGTAGACTTACTGGATTTTTTATTAATTGATCGTAATCTTTTAATAATAACTCCTCATCTCTTTTTAAGCTTTTTGATTCAATTACCAAATCTCTATACTGATTGTCAAACCATCTATCAGTATCATATTGATTTAAAAACTCTTCTCCATATTTGTATGGATTGTCAGCCATTAGATTAACAAGTTGACCGTAATCCTTTACGTCCTTCTTCAAGAAATCCTTATCTGTTTTCTTGAGTATTGATTTACTCATAAAATCAACAAGCTTGTTGTACTGATCCTCGCCCTCTTTCTCTCTGTTACCAAGAGCACCAACTAAACCACTTGTTTCTTTTGTATATGAAGGAGGAACTAAATCAATCTCCATGGAATTAATAGTAGTCAATCCACCATTAGTAGATGTTGATACTTTTATTTTATTCCCAATACCAGTCGTTTCGAATATAAATCCACTATCTTTAAATCTTTTTCTTAATTCATCTACAGCTTCATCTTCAGATTTGAAAATAATGTCTTTGCCAATATCTTTGATATTTTGATAAGCGTTAAATTCTTTCTTACCAAAATCCTCCTCCATCATTGTTTCAGCTTCCTTTTCAGTAGGAGCGTCAATTTCAGTGACCTTTACTTCTGGAGCATACTTATCTGGTTGTACATTTACAACTTTCTTTTTCTTTAGAGGTTTATTCTCTAATACGTCAATATAATCATCAGTCTTATACTTCTCAGGAGTAACTCTAGGTTGCGTTACATTAGCCCATCTATTTGCCGAAGATAAAGATTCCGAACGCTTTTGATTTTCCGTCTTGGAGGCTTCCGAAGAAATAGCTCCTTTTTTTTGTGTTGATTGTGAAACCTCTTTTTTTTTTACAGGATTAATCCCATCATCCGCAACAACAACAGGTTTGATTGATCTATTGATCCCATCATCTTGAACTATAACTGGCTTTATTCCGTTTGGCATAATTAAAATTTATTATTAATAACCTAATGCTTCTATTGCTTGTTGTCTTGTAGCTCCTGGATTAGCTTTCAATGTTGCTTTTATATTTGCTTCTTGAGCTGATGTATAAGATGCTGATTTACTTGTAGATGCTTGAAGTCCTTTTTTTCCTTCAGATGTCCATTTGTCTGGATTGTATCCAAAATAATCTGATAAATATTGAGGATTTGTAATTGGAGTTGAATTTTGTTTAACAAGCTGTCCGCGTGAATCAGGTTTATATACATTCAATCCACCTTGTTCCCATTTAAAAGAATACTTACCGCCAGAAGCTTGATTCATTATTCTTTCTGATTCAGCAGCTCCCAAAGACTCAACATTATTCCACGCACTATATACTTTTCCTGGTATGCCTGATGTTTGCTTCTCTTCTTTTTGTTTAGATCCACCGCCACCGCCTGAACCGCCACCGCTACGAATCAGTTCGTCTTGAGTTATTTTCTTGTCTAGCGTAGCGTCAATAGCGTCATAAATTGTCGCCATTGCTGCATCTTTCTGACGTTCTGTTAATCTAGGTTGATTTACACCTTGATCGTCAGGAGAAACAAAAATCAATCTCTCAGCTATTGCTTGTTTGAACTTATCTAACTCAGCACCACTCAACGGAGCTTTTCCTAAGTTTCTATTTACTTCATTCTGTAATTCAATTTTTTCTTGCAACTTAGATTCAAACTGACCTTGATTTATGTAGAAATCATATTCGTCATCAGTATTGTCAGTAAGAACACTTGCCATTGCTCTTTCATTCGGAGCAATTGATTTTGCTAATTGAGTTCTAGCTTTTACTACAGCAGGATTTGCTAATTTACCAGCAGTGGTAGTAGCTCCAACTTCATTAATCCAACCTTCCCATGATTTTGTACTATCAGCAACAATTTCTTGTAACTTAATTCTGTTATCCATCATGTTGCCAGGTTTTGCTAAAGCTCTTGGATCTCTTACAGTAGTCGGATCAAATAAACCATCTGGATTTAATTGTCCAATCATATATACACCACTCTCTCTGTCTACCTTGCCTTGCTTATTTTTAAGATCTCCAAAGTTAGCAAGCACTTCATTATTGAATGTCTCAAATGCAGATGCATCTCCATCTTGTTGTCTTTTCAATGCTGCCTGCATCTGTTGGTCATAAGACTTAGCAACATTTGCAAATGTAGACCAACTGTCCATTAATGAATTTATCTTGTTACGATATTCAACTGGTTTTAGTTGACCATCTTTAAGTTGTCTATTCCACTCCATCATAGCCTCTCTACCATCATTCGACCCTGCTAATATTAATTGGTTGAATGTTTGGCTTTTGCCTAGCTCTGTATTTTGTAAAATCTTAGCGTTGTCGGATTGAAGCTGGTCAAGTGCTTGTCTTTGTGCTTCTCTTTCAGCACCAATACCTTGAATGGTTTTAACTAAGCCACTTGTAAGTTTACCCCAATCAAGCGGATTATTAGCTGGTACAAATCCTGTATATTCTTGTTCTATAGCCATTTTATTAAGGTCTTTGTTCGATTGGGCTCATATTTTGATAATTTGGAGTAGTAGTCCAATTAGCATTTTTATTATATTTTTGCTGTTTATATATAGGAATCAAACCTCCAACGCCTTCAGCAACACCACCTAAAGAAGTAAACATTCCTTCAACAGCTGCGTTCTTTCTTTGTTCAGCGGCTGCCCTAGCTTCTTGAGCACCTTGAAGTTCACTGCCACCAATTATTCTTTCACGCTCTTGTCTTCTTGCTTCAATTCCTTGCTCTGCCTCAGCTTGCGCCATATCTCTTTGCGCTTGCGCTTGTTGTGCTTGAGCAGCTAGCTGTAAGTTTTGCTCACCAGTTGCTTGCAGTACATTACCAACACCACCAATGACACCCTCAGCACCTGCCCCTTGCAATGATTGTATAGCCTGTGTTGCAGCCTGAGCCTGTCCTTGTTGTGCTAAATTGAATCCAAGTGTAGGAACTTGAACTTGTTTGAATGCGTTAAACTCTTTAATATTTTTAAGCTCTCCAGCTGCCTTGGCGGCTGCTTGTCCTGCTTGCTTCATATCTTTATTAGCTTTGATTGCTTGAGCCGCACTCAACCCTAAACCACCTAAAGCTACTATCGTACCTGTTACTGCTGCCATGTTATAATATTTTAACCATTTCCTGACAATTACTATCTCCTTTTTGAAAACCGCAATTGCTGTATCTATCTATTAGACTTTTGCTTTTCAATGATGTATAAATGTACTTAAAATCACCAGCGTCTTTCACTAATTCAGTCAGTACATTTATAAGAAATTCAAGAGCCTCATGTCTGTCATTCTCTTTGTATTGGAAGTTTGAAACTATGAATTCTATCCAGGCTGTTTTTGAGTTAGTAAAGTAAACAAATCCAGCACATATCTCAACTCCATCCTTAGATACCATTACACCGCCTTCACCATTCTCAGGCAACATATCGGCAGGTGGTGGTGTCCATCTCCAATCTTTCCACCATGATGATAATGTTTCGTAATCACCACTGTTCAAGAATCGAACTTCCATACACAAATTTACAGAAAACTTTTGAATACTGAAGTGCCTATAGCAAACAATTTAACTTGTTCAGTCAAATCATTCGTTAGGTAAACATTCATATAGTATCCTCTAGCTCCAAATGATTCAGCTTGACTATTTTTTACACATATTAAAAAGTCAGACAGTAATGGAATAGTGCCAACAGATGTATTTAAAGTCATAGAGTTTGATGATAACGCAGTAATCGTTCCAATCAAAGTTAAATCAGTACCATTAGTTTTGTAAATCTTATCCCCAATACTAATACTAGCGTCAAGATTGAAAGAGAAAGTTAAGACAACTGCAAGTGGATTAGCTATATTTCTAGTTGTAGCATTTCCAACGCCTTGAGTTGATAACGCCTTTACGTCAATTGTATCGTCAAATCTTCTGATATACGCAAACCATTGGTTCTCCTTCTCAACAAAATATGTGCGGTCCATTGCCCCAGCGTTTATATTTGTGTACACCTCAGCAGACCAAGGATGTGTGCTGTTTAATGATAGCGTATTGAACATCTTAACCATAAGCGGATCGTTATTGAATATACCTCTTATAGTAGATGGGTACTGCTGTCCGTAGAAATTATTCCTAGTGGTGTTATTGTTCTGTCTCCACAGCTCACCATTTTTAAAAGTGTAAAATATGCTGTTCATTTCAGTCATCCAGTCAGGCTGATAAGACCAAAATGAATTCCACCCTTCAGATACTTTTGAGTAGGTTATTGTACGTCTTGGATTGCATTCCTCGATGCTAAAACCAGAGAAGTATGTGGTGTCGTTCTCATTTATAAAGTTACCTATAGGACAACTACTATCTATAGGCAATTCCCATAATTTATTACCTTCAAATAAAACAAGCCACTTTTCACCATCCCATTCAACAGTGAAAGTATCTCCATCATAAACAAACTCGTAAGAGTTCTTTTCGTTTACAAGTGCATTAGATATAACTTCAACAGAAACAGGTTCTTGTCCTATTGGAATATAATTTATTTTTATGCAATCACACATGGTTAATTCAATTGTGTTAATGTAAATACTTTCGAAGCATCATCACAGTAGTTAATTACAAAATTAACAGACCTTTCTGTCTCTCCTAAATTACTATCTATGTACGCATATATATCTTGTGCTCCATAACCAGAGTCAATTTGTATATTTACCCATCCAGTACCAAACCCATCATCTTCTAGTGATATAGTCCAAAAACCATTTGAAGTGATACTGAACATAAAGTAGGAATCTCCATTAGTATTCTGATCTAATGTTCTTGTTGATTGACTAATTGATAAGTTGCAAGAACCTTGTCTTACATCAGTAAATGATAACACATAAGTGTTGTTATATGGATCATAAACTCCTAACTTCTGAGTATTAGGGTTATCTTTCATTTCGTCTCTGAAATAGTTCGTCATTCCATTTGCCGAAATCTCAATAATTTGATCGCCAGACATTTGTAAAACAGCTCCCCTTCTTGCATCTGTAAAGAACATTATGTTTGAGAATATTGCAAAACTCTCTGGATTGTTACTGATACCGTATTCAGATGGGTGTACAATTTGATTTCCTAGAACTTCAGGAACAGATGCTACTTGACCACCACCGACAGCATCAACTAACAAGTTCTTTCCATAAAGAACTGACGTTATTTTGTCCTGCTGTAATACCATTAGGTTGGTATCCATAGCATATAACTTCTGTATTGGTCCGTATTTCGCGTCTAAGTTCTTAAAGTTCGCCTGTGATAAATTAAATGAGTTCAATCTATTGGTTGATGTGTCTCCTTTATAGATACCACTATAGCACAAAGATGCAAACTTATCTTGCTGACTATAGTCTTCAATTACACTTGTTGCTCTTGGGCTGTATTTCATTGTTGGCCTCAAGAAGTTATCATAAATTCTATATGACTCAACACCATTACCAAAGGCAAATGCATTAAAGTCTGAGTTGTCAGATGTTACGTTATTTAACTCAAGTATAAGTGGAGTTGCTGTAGGAGCACTTAGGTCTTGATCTTGCTCCCAATCTTTATAAAATACACTACCTGTTGCAGATCCTGATGGCAGTGTTGGTAAGTCAATTATAATAGCATACTCATTTATAACATAAAGTATGTCATAATAAGCACTAGGGGGTCCAAATGCTGCTAATGGATCATCATTTTTTACATATACTCTCTCACCTGCATTGAATGAATGCATCATGTCATTGGCAACATCTGCAAATGGCGTGGCAGGCCCTAATACTGTTTTATTATCAAACTCGGTAGGAACATCTGGCCAAGCACCACCATAAGTATAATCATTCCATCTCCATGATACTTTGTGATTTCCGTTCTCTATTCTATAAGTCTTTCTCATTTCATAGAATATATCAACGTCTGATCTTAATGGAACTGTTTCGGCTGTTAATTGAACTGTTGGAGTTTGAGATATTGATAATTCAGTTTTTATTTCATTCCTAGAACATACATTAAGGCCAGAACCATTAGTTCCTACACCTCTTACAAGTAAACAAAGTAATCCTGTATTAGGATTTGAGTCTTCAGCTATAAAATTTGTACTATAGCTACCAGATGTATATTGAACGCCACTTGAATTTGACCTTCTAAATGATATATTTTCAGCAGATGTGACTAAGGTGTCAGATTGATCTTTATATTTGAATGTTTGATAAGCACCAGATTTCCAAAACCATTCTTCTAAATTTTTGTAATAATTATCAGAAGTCCAAGAGTTATTTTGCGCTCTTGTTGGATCTGAGCTAAGAGGTGCTCTATCTATTAATATATTTATATTTATAACAGCTCCTTGATATATAGGCCCATTATACAATAATATAGAGTGACCTCCATAATCATCTGGATCTAATCCATCCATCGTATCACTATCATTAGTCGGCACACCAGAACCACCACTAAATAATCCGTTTATAACCGTTTGTAATAAACTAGTAGCTCCACCAGTAGTTATCTCGTTTGCTCTTATATTAAAACAATATAAATCGCCTGCGTTATAATTTCCATTTTCAAAACTTAAATCAAAACTAATACTTGGAGATATTAATACATTGTAAGTAGATCCAAATGGAATAGGTATTGTAAAAAGGTTATATCCAGTATCACCATCAGGGACAAAAGTATATTGAAAATTATCTGGTGGCAAATTTGGATCTATAGGATTAGGATTGATTCTTACAGTTAATCTGAAGTCCTTACTAAGCTCAATACTTCCAGCATAAGAAATACCTATATCAGGCGCATTATTTTGAAATGGATAAATTAAAGTATTATCTCCGTTATTAGCGTAATATGATTTTTCAAATTGAACTAATGATGATCTTAAAGTTACAGGACTAACTGTTTCATCACCTCCACCACATGCGCTAGGTCTAGGTCCTCTACCAGAACTATTTTTATTAATAGTCTGTGGAACAGGACCATTTAGAAAAGTATCATTACCATCAGCTTTTACCTTAAAGTATAAACCTTCAATACTAAATGGTGAAGAAGCTGTTTTGTATTCAAGCTCAAGGACTTTGAATTGCTTATTTGAGTGAGTAGCTACGCCATTTGATGTTTTGAATATAATATATCCACCAACAGTTATTTTATCTCTATCAGATTCATTTATTAAAAAATATCTAAATACCCCATCAATAACAAATGTTATAGGAAATATATTGTAATAATCTCCTTGTGCTTGTTTAATAGCAAATCTATAATTTGTAGCCCATACTGGAGGCTCATTATTCAGTGTTACTCTTATTGAGTTTGCTGTGTCAGAGTTTATTGGGGGTATGTATAATGTATTTTCTTTACTTGTTAAAGCAGTTGTCATGCGACCATATTCATCAGTATATATAATACCAATCTCATAGTCACGATCACTTCTAAATGTTTTTTTAGGTAATGTAGTTATCGCTTCATCTTCCAATGATAATGAATAGTTAGGTATAATTTTAATTCCATTAGCATTGACAATATCTCTAAATTGAATATAGTTACCATAAATTAATCTATTTCCAATTATCTCTTGAGCTTTTGCTGTCAAAGGAACATTATCGAATAATCTAGTTACTTCACTTGACTCAAGTGGAGTGTATATCTTATTGGCACTAAATGTAAGTACTTCGTATCTAGTATTGTTACCAATATTTAATTCTGCTTTGTTGTAGTTGTCTACAATATAAACATTTAAAGCGTATGTATCAAAGTACAGTACTTGTATCTCCTCAACAAACTCATTACCAGTGTCAAACTTTATACCAACCTGATTATACTTATTCAGCATTCCTTTATTATCGCCAGTATTGTAATCATAAGCAAATCCATTTGCATGAAAAGCTACAGCTGAAAAAGGAGATAATGAGCTATATTGATTGTCTTTGTATTTGAATCTGTAAGAAAAGTATATAAACTTATCTTGAATATTGTTAGATATATTTATAGATGGATCAAAAGATAAGTCAATCTTAGGTGAGTATAAAGGCGGCCTAAGAATAACATTTATATCTTCTTCAATCCTAACGTCATTTGTTATGTATCCTTTTGACCTTGATATATTTATACGTCTAGGAGGGTTAAGACCATCTGTCCAATATAAGAATGGACCATCACCATTTACCTCTGGAATATAATTTATACCAGTAACAGGATAGTTCTTATTAAAGTTTAAAGGACTTGACTCGCTTTTATCCCAAAGCAAAACAATACTTGTAAATTGATACAACTCACTATACTCAAATATAGCGTCGAATGTATCGCTGGTAACAAGCCAATAAATAAGATTGTTTGCCTCAAATGTAACAACACCTATCGTTTTGGCATTAGATCCAACATAAGTAACTCCTTCTGCCTCAACTATTTGCTGAACGTTACTTACTAATGAATTGCCTAATGAGTTAGAAACAGCACCAATATTAGATCCACCAGATGTATCTATTGTTACATTTAGCGCATCAATAAATTCGCCATCAGGAACAAGTCTCTCGTCAAGATCCTTATTCATTTTTCCAGCGATAAATGTTTTATTTAATTGCATTATTTTATGATTTTATGTTGACCTCTCAGACTCATAAGTAATCTTGCTGGATGCAAGTTGCTCAATCTTATTTTTGTGTTGCGTAAAGAGGCTGTCTTTTCTTTTTTAACTCTATTTATAATATATTCATTTACTCCTGTCTTGTTATTAAGAACGGCCCACTTTAAATAATTATAAATATACTCCTCAGCCAATTTGTTGATTGTGATAAGAGAGTCATCACCATTTTCCATTCCATCTGAAATATACTCAAGTACAATGTATCCATTCTCAACACCAGTAGAAAAGTCAATTACACCAGCAGCTTTGTTGATGTAGAACTTCGGATTTGAATTTGCCTCGTCAGTTGCTAATCCATAACGACCACCAACAGCATAACCAAAGTACCAGTTACCATCGTAAGCCCAACCGTAGCTACCACTATATGGCCCAGGTCCAGTGTAAAGCTGATTATCTTGTCTCATGATGTCAAGCTTCGATGTTCCTGTAACAACTTCACCATTAATATCAAATATAATGTCATTGTTATTATCTTGCAAGTAAGCGGTGGCTGATAAAACTGTTCTATTTTCTGTTAGCTTAAATAAGATACCATTCTTTAACAACGATATTCTTACATAGTTAACATAGTCAGGAGGCAACACCATTTTCAATTGAGTTCCTAACTCAAGTTCGAGAACTTTTATATTTCTTAACGCGTCATAGTTCAGCTCTTGTATCGCTCTTTTTGCGTGAAAAAGTACAGTATATCTCTCAACATTATTTACTAATTTGTCATTGCCAACATACATCAACATGAAGTTGTTAACTATGTCAGCTAAACTAACGTACTGATATGATCCCCAATTCTTATCTTCAGGAATCACACCATTGTTAGTATAATATTGATAATTTGTAATATATGACATTATTATTGTTTTTGTTGTATTTCTTGTAGCTCCTCAGCTTTTGCGGCAGCTATTACTTCTTCTTCTCTGATAGATACACCAGCATACTGTAATATCTTTACAACCAAGTCAGAGAAGTCACTTAAAGGCATCTCAAAGTCTTGGTAGTCACCAGCCGATGGATTGAATAATGGATCACCACCAACTGAATAATAAGTCCACTTTGGCTCTTTAGGATACCTCAAATAATGAGCTTTAACATTTGATACTATCGTATTAGGATAAACAGTAAAGTTAGCTCTCGCTGAAGATACTCCGTCATTTAATGTATAAACAGGATAAGCAACAGATGGAGCAGTTAAGTTAGAACCCAATAAATAAAGTAATTTTTGATGACTAACCTGCTCTATCTCTTTAGTGTCATTTAGTACAAGTTTCTGAATGAAATAACTATCTGTAGGAACTACAAAATTTGGAGCTGTGTAAGTTAATGTGCCAACCTTATAAAATGTATCTAGTACTTCAGCAAGTTTTTTAGGAACATCAGCATATCCTTCTCCATGCATTCTTGTATTTTGTTTTATAATTGCATTGCTATACAGATAGATATATCTTTCAAAAACATCTAACTGTGCTTGTTTGGCAAATAAGTTAAATTCAAGTGGAGTAATATATCCTCGGTTGTCCTTTGCTAATATAGATAAAACGGTATTTCTAACTTCGTTAATCATCGAACTGTGTTTTTACAAAGATAAATAAAAAAAGGCACTTATTGTAAGTGCCTCTTCCTTTCTAGTTTGATAGCTTATTAAGCAATACCTACAGATGTAATCAATTGTTGAGTTGCACCAACTAGTGGTAATACAGGGACAATAATAGCGTCAGGATTTGAAGCTGCACTATTAGCTAAAGCTAAAGCATTAACTACAGCGTAGTGAGATGCATAAGTTGCATCAGCAGTAGTAAATGTGATAGTAATAACATCAGTAGTAGAACTAGAGCCATTAATAGCTGTAAGAACTACTGATGTTGTATTTGGCATTGTAATTAAATAATCAGCATTAGCTGAGATTAATGCCTTTGGAAGTGCATCAGCAGCTCCAATTGTAAATTGCAAAAATTTTCTGTTCATTTTTAAAACGCTTTAAAAGTTAATAACGATGCAAATATACTAATTATTTGATAATTTTTCCTCTAGGAACTGATACAATTCAATACCAGCATCAGACTGTAGATATGAAGCTAATACTGATGTAGCCGTATCTCCAAATGGAATAGTTATCAATTTCTTTTTGTTCTCTTTTAAATTGAAATACAAATCTTTACCGTGGTTCTTTAATACCAAATAACCATCTGTTAAAGCTCTAGCAGCCAAGTTGTTAATCTTCAAAGCTGGATCATTTGTAGCTTCTAAGAAATCCTCTGGATATCTTTTTGCATAAAGCATCATATCTCTTTTAATTTCAGAGCTACTCATTTTGTCAACTCTAGCACCAATTAAAATACGAGCAACTGCCTCTAATGTACTAAAATCATTTGCGGCTAAATCTCTAGCTGCTAATTGAGCATCAAGTTCAGAGTACATGAACTCAATATCTTCTTCAGCATCTTTTTCATTATCAAACTCGTGAAATTCAGTTCCATTTCCAGGATGATAATGTAAGAACTGTTGTAATACAGGATTTGTTTTTGGCACTGTTAATACGCCATCTTCAAATACAATTGGTTCAACAATTACATTTTGATCTTGTTCCTCTTGGAAAGGAGTATTTGAGTTTCTAGCGTAACGAAGTGGGTGATTTGTATTTGTATCTTCACAATAATAAAGTAGACGTTTTCTAGGTGTATCCTTTGAAGCAATATAATAAGCTAAAGGAGATTTTTGATTTTTTAAAAGATATGTACGATCTTTTGGTTCGAGGACTACCCTCTTAATTGCTAATTTTTCCATTTTATATAATTTAATTTTTAAAAAAAAATAGAGAGGGCTTTTAAACCCTCTCTGTATTTATTCTTATCCTTTGAAGATAAAAAAGTTGTTTGCACCAAGTGTACAAAGAGCTCTTTCAGACAAGAAGTTAACCTCCATTGCATCAAGATCACTAGTTGCAGCACCACCAGCAGAACCAGTCATCCAAGTCTTGTAACGTCTGTTTTCTGTTTCAGAAGCACGGTAACGAACGTGTAAGAATGGACGTTTTGCGTTTTTACCAAGAACTTGGTCATAAACTGTAGTTGTACCAGCAGGAACTAATACACCATTTACAGCTCCACCAACTAAACCTCCACGAAGAGTTGCATCGTTAAGGTATTTCCAGTCAGTTTTGTAGAATTCATAACCTCTACGGAAACCTGTAAATCCTAAGTTCAATGCCATTTGCTCGTTGTTATCAAACAAACCGTAAGATGTACCACCAGCTCCGTAAGAGTTTTGAGCAGCCAACATATCATCAATGTCGAAAGAGAATTGACGATTCAAGAACAATGCGTTCTCAGCGATAGCTCCTTGCTTATCAAGACGTTGTACGATTGTATCAAAGTCAGATAAAGAAGATGGGTTACCACCAGACCATACATTACCTCTTGTTTCAATACTGTTGAATAATCCATCAGTACCTTTATTTCCTAAATCTCCAGATACTGCAATAGCTCCAGATCCTGTTTCAGCAGGAACACCTTCAACCATTGCCATTTCAAGATAATCTTCAAAACGTAGACGAGTCTCATGCTCTGATTTCATATACCACAAGTATCCTGTAGCTCCGTTCTCAGTTGTTACTTCAACCCATCCGATTTGTGCCATATCAGAACCAGATACAACATACTTATCTTTAATGATAATTGGAGAAACTTCGAAAAATTCGTCTTCAGCTTCTAAAGAACCTTCCATTCCATAAGATCCTTTTTTAAATTCTGAACCATAAACAAATGCAATTACATCTGAAGTGGGATTCGCGAAACCTGGAGATGTTGCGTCATAATAAGCAACAGTAAACTGATCAGCAGCAGGTAAATCAATAATAATACCTTTCTGAAGTTTGTTAGCTGATGCAGAAGAAAGGATAACAGTTTGACCTTTTCTAAATACGCAAGTACCTGAACCGATATCAAATGTTTGGTTTCCTGAAGATACAGCTCCTGTAGTCGCAACTCCTGTGTACTTAGTATGCAAACGACCTTGCTCCGCCCATTTAATCAAGTCAGAGTTAGAAGGAAGTTCAGCACCAACCATACGCAAGAAAGATGCGATAGAACGGTTACCGTAACGCTCGAATTCTTTTTCATAAGTATCAGGAAGATACTGATTCAAGAAGTTAAAATTTGTAATGTAGTTTGTAGGCAATGTTGCCTTTACTGCGCTAGGTGTAAGATCTACACCTGGACTCGCTGCTAATGTTCCAGCCATTTTGTTTTTGTTTTTTAAGTTCTACTTTTAATTACTAGTCTTCCAGTGCGACCATCATCCAAAGCAGTAACTTTCATTCCTGGAGCTGGTGTGATTTGTGTAGCTTGACGAGTCATGTCAATATTTTTAGACTCTTTGGATACACTGTCAACCGCATCTGCCATACCCTTTTCATAAAAGAATTTAGCAAACTTCTCTGGGTTTGATGCCACTGCAATAGCTTTGTGAAAAGCTTCTGCGTCCTTCAAGTAGCCTTCATCGTTTAGAAACTTCGATACAAAGTTCTGTAGATTTGACTGCTCTTGTAACATAGTCGTAGGTTCTGATGGCTTATAAACTACTTTCTTGTTATCGTCAATACTAAACCCGAAACCTTCGAATTTATCAGAAAACAATTCAGATGTTTTTTCAGCAAAGTACTTAGACCGTTTTACTTGCTCTTCTTCAGCTTGAGACGTGCTCTGTTTATAACTTTTGTAAGCTTCGTATGCATCTCTTTCTTCATTTGGAACAAAAGATTCTCTTGACTCAAGAGGAACTTTGTACTGTTCTTTTAATCCGTTGAAATATTCCTTAGCTTTCGTAAGTTCTTTTTTTCTTGCCAGTTGTTTTTTCTTGATCTCTTTCTCGTCATCATAGTCTGCATCATATCCAAACTCTGATTCAAGGTCGAATCTGATATCGTCAACGTCAAGATCTTTATCTCTATTCTTGCGATATTCAAACAACAACTGATCTTGGTCCATAGAATCATAGTCTTTATTTAACTTCATAAAGTCCTCGATTCCACGACCTGTCTCTTTTTTATATTTCAAATAAGTAGCAACCTCTGGATCTAACTCCTCATTATTTGATCTTTGCTCAAATAACTCATCAAGATTGCTAATCTCTTTGTTATATCTTTTTCCAATATATGAAAGAACTTTGTTGTCATCTATCTCAATCTCTTGAGTTTCGATTGGTGTTTCTTCTACAACAGGTG